CCCGACCGGCGTGAACCGGCCGGGGCCACCATCCCTGCCGCAAGATCAGGCCACGCCTGCGTGGCGAGGAACAAGAACGCGGTTCGAGATAGTTGTTGCGTTACCGCGGCGGGAACGGCGGCAGGGCGGGAGCCTGCGGCGGCATCGGAGGCGCGGCTGCGTACTGCGTCGGCGGCGCCGGGGGCGCATACTGCTGCGGAGCCGGTGCGGCGGGAGCGGCGGGCGGTGCCGCGTACTGTTGCGGCTGTGGCTGCGGCGGAACTTGCGACGGGTGCGTCGCGCGCTCCAGATGCGGGGGGCCACCGTTCTGCCCCGGAACCTGAACCGTGGTCGTGTACGGCTGCGGCACCGGAGCGGCGGTCGCCACGGCACCGAACATCTGCGTCGCGGACTTCGTACCAGACGAGCCGATCAATTCTCCCTGGCGAGTGTAGAGCACCCCGTCGTAGGAGTAGTTCACGCCGAAGGTTTTGTTCGAGAACGTGTACGCGCTGAGATAGACGTACCCGTAATCGCCGGACTTATAGAGTTGCGTGCCCATCACGACGCGCGCCGGGATTTCCTCGGCGACGCCGTTGCGCAGCATGCAGACCTTCGGTCCCGGCTCCAAATTGTTCGCGACCTCGATGACCCAATGGCCAGCGCGCCATTTGTTCTTTTCGGCGATCTGCTCCGGTGTCAGTGGGACCACGCCCGGCTTCGGCTTCTGCGTGTGGGGAATGTCGCCGTCCTGAATCGGCCACTTGCCGCCCTGCGGGAACGACTGCCACGCCTTCGTGGCGGCTTCCATGCAGTGCGCGGCGAGCGCCGCGTAATTCGGGCACTGAGCCGCGTCGCGGTTCAGTTTCGGCACGAGCACGACCGCGTCGTGACGCGGCTTGTCGAGCAGGTCGCCGCCGGCCGACTTGGTACGCTTTTCGTGATGGAAGGGGAATGCGATGCGGCATTCGACGGGAGCGCCCGAACCGTCGGCGTTCATGCCGAGAAGGCGGGACTCACTGCGCTGCGACTTGTGCTTTTCCTGTGACATGACTACTTTCCTTTGCTGTAACGTCTACACCAGATTGCGCCACTATACACCATTCCACCGCACTGTCAACGGCCCGTCACAGCAGCGAGCGAATGGACGTTCCTGTGCGAGTCCAAAAAGATGCGCATCTGCCGCGGCACCTCGGCGAAATTGGTGAACCCGACTGAAAAGACCTCCGTCCCCCACCGCTTCATCCGCGTGGTCAAGGTGCCTTCCAGCGACTTTTCCAGGTCGCGCAGACCGCCCGGCTCGGTCAGGTCTTTCAAATCTTTTTCGCGGATCCGCTGCGCCAGGTGTGTCATGGAAAGGCCGGCGGTGCTTTCGACGAAGTCCTGCACATTGCAGCCGTGCGCCACGACGTCGACCACCCGGAACCCGATGTTCACCGAGAAACAAACGAGCTTTTCGTCCTTGGTGATGACCGATTGCACCGGCAGGTCGATCACGTCGTCGCACATATCGTAGACGTCGAACGAATGCAGCAACCAGATTTTCCAGTGCGGGCCGGGGCGCATCGCCTTGGGGTTCCGCCCGAGCGTCCAGCGTATCCCCTCCTGATAGCTTTTCACCATCACGAATGGGAAAAGCGACATCAGGTTTTGGAGAATCAGTTCGACAATGGTGCCGTGCATGGGGCGGCACGATACGCCTGTTATGGTGTATTGTCAACCAACGCCGCCAAAGCAGCGTCCGCACCCGCCCTGAAACATTCGCGACACTTCTCCGCGTCCTCGCCTTCCTGGTCCCACCCGTCGTCGTCCATGTGACCCGGCTCGATCTCGTTGGCCTTTTTCTGCATCGCCTCGTAAATGGCGCGGGCTAGTGTGTTGCGGTCAACACGCGCAAGCCTGTCTAGATGGGCGTGCGCCTCATCGACTGTCATACCGGCAGCGTGACACGCAACCAGATCGGCGTCTGCATATTTGGTCATTTCCCCGTCACTCCCGCGAACATCTCCGACGCCGACTTGGTCCGCCACTCCGCGCGCTTGTCCGACGCAAATGCCAGCGCGGGGCCACCGTCCGGCCGCTCGGTCAGCGCCGCCACGTCGAGGCCCAACTTCTCCACACTCGCCGGCGTCGGCACGTCGAGCGCATCGGGGCCGAACTTTTCCAGGATCAGGCGCCGCGCCTCCGCTTCATTCTTCCACGCGCGGTGCTTCATCGTTTGCACCAGTTTAAGACCGGGCGCGGCCTTGCCGGCCATCGCGTCCTTGGTCCAAGCTTTCGACGCGCCCTTAAACCAATCTTCGATCGGCTTTTGCAACGTCAAGAACGTGGCCCGCGTGGCGGCCGGCACTTCGTCCGGTGTGTGCTGCATGGCGACGCCAAGGTGCGCCAGCAAGTCGCGCGTCGGCTCGCATCGCCCGAACAAGGGGCAATAGCGGCAGTGTTCGCCGGGTCGGAATTCATAAGGCCCGTTTGGAATCGCCGCCACGCGCTGTATCCAAGCGTAGAGCGCGTCGATGCTTTCGACATCCTGCTTTACGCGCGGCCCTGGACGAAAATCATTCGGTTGAACGCAGGCGTACCGGACCCATTTCGCAGGCAAACCCGGCTCGTCGAGCGGCCAGATTGCACCCGCCGCGTAGATGCGAAACTGCGCGCTCATAGCGTCCACGCCGATGAACCCGTCTTTGTAGTCGGGAACAGTGAGGGTCGCGGACTCCTCGTGCCAGTGGCGAACGTCTGGCGTGCCGTGAATGTGCTTGGTCAGGTGAACGCGCTTCTCAACCCATATGCGCCCCGGTGGCAAGCCGCGCACATACGCGATCATCAGCGCCACGCCGTAGGCGGACGGGTGATCCGGGTCCACGGGCTCAATCGGCATCGTGGCGGGGTCAACGAATTCGCCGTTCAATGCGCCAAAGCAACGCTCGATTTCCTCGTGCGCGGCGGTGCCTTTTTGTGCCGCTTCGCCGGATTCCTGTTCGGGTAGTTGGGCAATGGCCAAGGGTGCGGCGGTGCATCCGCCCTCCTCGGCCCAACGGTCGCCCATGCTCGGCGCCCAAATTGCATGACTTCGTTCGGCGTGTGTCATGCAAACTCCATTTCCCTCAACACCGACGCAACGACCCGGCACCCCAACGCATTCTCCAAAAAGTTCTGCAGGTCCAAATGCGGCTCGCGGTCCAGATCGTCCAAGATCGCCTGCGCAATCTCGACCGTGGCGTCGTGCCAACGCCCGTTGGGGTCGAGGCAAAGGATACGGCGGATGTCCTTGGGTTCGGAGCGGACGGCGCGAACGGTCGCGGCCTTGGTGCAGTCGTGTAGGGTCCGCTCGGGGAAATAGACGCCGCCGTGGTGCGAGACTTCGATGAGGTAGAGCATCACTGCACCTCGCACCGAAATGATCCGGCTGGCTCGGGCAGTTCGTGGAAAGCGTGACCGCCTTGCGATGACGTAACGCGCGCCCATCCGTCGCGGCATAACTGACATTGCGCCTTTTGCTGCTCGGTCGGCGGCTTCGCAGTGTACGTTGGCATTGCGCCTCTCCTCTAGTGCTACGGGCCGCCCCACCGAGGCGACCCGCTTACACTACACCCTACACGCGCACTGTCAACTACGAAACGCCGAGCGCCTTGGCCACGCCGCCGCACTGCGCGTCGGTCGTGTATTGCAGGACGCCCATCGCCTCGTCCCAACTGACGTTTGGGATGACCAGGCCGATGCCCGGCGACGCGAGCCAGTCGAGGTACTGTTTCTTGGTCGCATCGTCACCGGCCTGCGCCTCGATATGCGCGCGAATCTTGGGGCCGAGTGTGATGGACGGCGCCGGCGGCGGGGCAACAGGGGCAGGCACAGCCGCCGCCCCGTCACGCTTCAGGAACGGCGGGATCGAGCCATCGTCGACAGCGGGCGCCGTGACCAGTGGCGGGACCGGGGGCACAGGCGGCGTCGGGGCGGCAGTCGGAATCGGAGCCGGCGGCGGAGCCGTGGCAGTTTCCGGGGCGGGCTGGTTCTTGGCCGGACGGTCGCGTTTCTTTGCGGTCGTGGGGGCCTCGGCGGCGGGCGCAGCCGGCGGCGCCGTGGTATTGTCCGCGGCGGGGGTTGATTCGGCGTCTTCTGAACCGATCTGGCGACGGGCTTCGACCATTTCCTCGCTGTTGAGGATGTCCATACCCTCCTTAACGGTGTCGACCTCGTATGTAATATCTACGGATTTTGGGTTGACAGTGAAAACGAACGGCATATTATCCGCGCTCCTGAAGGTTGAGAATTCGGTGTGCAAAACAATACACCTGTCGTGAGAATTGTCAACCACGTTCGGAACGAAAAGTAGAGGAACCGATTAGTATGCCTTATGCGGGCATTTCAACAGGAGTGCGTCATGTACTGCGTATCGAATATCTCAAGCGATGGGGCACCTATGATCTACCGGGTTAAACGTCGTAAGAAATCGCCGCCTCCGCCTCCGCCGCCAAGCGGGCCGAGCAAGGTCACGAAAGAATTGATCGAGAAGATGTCGGCATTAGCCAAGAGAAACGGCAAACGCTACAACATCGGCGATGACCGCCAATCGGGCCTTCGGACAATCCTCTATCCGAGCGGCGAAGTGGCGTTCAGCGCCACATATAGACTGGAAGCGTCGCGCCCTAACATCACAGTAGGCCAATATCCCGACACGACGATCGAGCAGGCCCGGCACCTTACGCGAATCGTACAGGGCATAGCCGATCGCGGCTATGATGTGCGCGAAGGTCTCCATGCCAGGCTCAGTAAAGAGCTGGAGCGGGATGGCCTGAGTTGGCACCCCACCAGCTATATCGATACAGTCGTAACCAAACTGCGCGAGCAGGGGGTCAAGATTTCCGACGAGGTAATCAAAGCGATCCGCAAGGAATTGACCTAAAACGGGGGCGGCTACTAGATATAGGGCCGCCCCTTTCACTTTGCGGTTAGGTTGACAATACACCGTTAGCGCGGTATTGTGCGCTGACGATGCAGTTGGCAAAGTCACCCTCCCCCACCGTCAAGCTAATCCAAGGCGACTGCCTCGACGTGATGGCCACGCTGCCATCCGCGTCCGTGGATATGATTCTTTGTGACTTGCCGTATGGAACGACTGCGTGCGCTTGGGATTCGGTCATCCCGTTTGAGCCGCTGTGGGCGCAGTACCGACGCATTGCGAAGCCGAATGCAGCGATCGTGCTCACTGCGAGCCAGCCGTTTACCACGGCGCTCATCCATTCGAACCTCGGCGAATTCCGATATTCGTGGGTGTGGGAAAAAGAACAGGGCGTCAACTTTTTACTCGCAAAGAAACAGCCGCTGAAGGTTCACGAGGACGCCTGCGTATTTTATCGCGAGACGCCGACTTACAACCCGCAAATGACCGTCGGCAAACCTTACGTCAGCGGTAAAGGCAGCAGCGGTGACGTAACCGGCAATGTGGTCAAGATACAGACGCAGAACGACGGCACTCGTTATCCTCGTAGCATTCAGTTCTTTAAACGCGAGACTGGTATCCACCCCACCCAAAAGCCCGTTGCGCTCTTTGAATATCTGATCCGCACTTACACGCACCCCGGCGCCCTGGTCCTCGACAACTGTATCGGCAGTGGCACCACCGCCATTGCGGCACTCAACACCGGCCGCCGCGCCATCGGGATCGAGCGCGACTTTGGTTACTTCACGATCGCCGCGCAGCGGGTGGCGGATGTCCTACAGCCACGTCGAGCCGCCGCATGACCCACGGCATCCTCCTAGCCGCAAACAACGGCGGCGAGCGGCGCGCGCACGACTTCTATCCGACTCCGCCCGAGCCGACGCTGGCGCTCATTCCGAAGATTCGCCAATTCCCGGCACAGATTTGGGAGCCTGCGTGTGGCGATGGCGGAATTGCCACGCCCCTCACCCGCGCCGGCTATCGCGTCATCGGCACCGATTTGATTGACCGCGGTTATGGCGAAGGCGGCGTGGATTTTCTCGCCACCACGCAATCCCGCGCGCAGGCCATCATCACCAACCCGCCTTTCGGCAAACTGGTGACGCGGTTCATCGAGCACGCGCTGGACCTGGACGTCCCGTTTATCGCGATGCTGCTGAACTCGAACTTGTGGCACGCCGCGCGCCGCGTCCCGCTCTGGAATCGCCGCGTGCCGGAAGCGGTCTATGCGATGTGCTTTCGTCCCGACTTCACCGGATCCGGCTCGCCCTACTTCAATTGCATCTGGACTGTTTGGGGACCGCGCAGCGCATCCGTCACCAAGTACGAACTGCTACGCGAGCCGTCAAAGCAATGACCGCCAGGACCAATCCCGAATCGGACGCGTCTATCGAACGTATTGAGTGCGTCGCCCACCGCCTCCCCTCGGGCCGCATCGTTTCCCTACCCAGGCCCAAGCGGCACTGCCACTTGCCCGTGGCGACGCTTGCGGTGCCCGGCTTCCTGACAAGTGCGGGGCGGTTTGTGACGCGGGAGGAAGGGAGGCGAGTAGCGGAACAGGCGGGGCAGTTGGTGGTGGGGGCCATGCAAAGCAAGTGGCTGTTCAGTGAGGATGTGTGGTAGTGGCAAAACTAAGCAAAGCCGCCGCCAAGGCACATCAGCAAGCGTGCGACGTTCTGACAAAAGACAGCCTCACCATCGACGAACGCTGGTTCGTTATCGAGAACTGGCAAGAATCCGCGACCCACATCAACAGCACTGCCGGTGCATTCTTTACGCCGCCTGGGTTGGCTGGTGACTTTGCGATCGACGTCTGTGGGCACCGCATCATCGATTTATGCGCCGGCATCGGCACATTGTCTTTTGCTCACTGGTCACGTTGCCGATTCGGCGAACGAATGCCGTCGATCGTCTGCATCGAAAAGAATCCCGACTATATCGCAGTGGGGCGGAAGATTCTGCCGGAAGCAACGTGGATTTGTGCCGACGTATTTGACGTCCCCGCCCTGATTCTCGGACGGTTTGACGTCGCAATTTCCAATCCGCCGTTTGGTTCGACGGCGCGGAACGGGCGCAAAGGACCGCAATTCACTGGCGCCGAGTTCGAGTACCATGTCATCGATATCGCCGCCGACCTGGCGGACTACGGGGTTTTCATCATTCCGCAGATGTCAGCACCGTTTCAGTTCAGCGGAAAGCAGCATTTTACCGAGCGCAAACACGACAAATATTTGGATTTTGTCAAACAGACGGGCGTTGAATTGACCAACGGATGCGGTGTTGACTGCGACTACCACAAGGACGGGTGGCACGGAGTTTCGCCGACCGTGGAAATTGTGTGCGCTGAATTTCCGAAACGGGAACTGGTCAAATTGCCGTCCGTCTCGCCGCTCCCGTTTGTGCAGCACGTACCAGCCCCGCCGCGGCTCGCCGCATGACCACAGCCACGCAAGCCGCCCTCACCTACTATGGCGCGCACAAGTGCGCCCTATTTCCGATTCCCGCCGGGTCAAAGAACCCGACCGGTATCGTTGCCTCCTTCGCGCACGACCACAGTGCATCGCCAGAGCAATGGGCCGCCTGGTCTCGCGACCATAACTGCAATTTCGGCGTGGTCGCCGGCCCTTCGCGGCTCATCATCGTCGACACGGATATTAAAAAAATCGGCCGCGACGCCGCGTGGGCGGAACGCTGCCGCCTCTTTATCGAATGGGGCATCGACCCCGCCAAGCACCAACCCCACGTCCAGTCCGCCTCGGGTGGATGGCACGACTATTTCGCGGTCCCCGTCGACACAGACGCGACCCAACTGCGCCAGCCGCCGGCCGCTGGCTGCGTGGATATTCGCGCCGGCAATGGCTTCGCGGTCGCCGCCGGGTCGCACCATGACGGACGTCCCTACCTACTCCTGTCCGACGCGCCGCCCCATCCCGCACCCGAGGCCCTGCTCCGCCACTGTGCCCGCCGCGCAACGACCACGCCCGCTGCCAACGTCGGCACGCGCGACGCCACGGACGTCGCCGCCCTCTTTACGTGGCTCGCCGAGCGCGACGAGTTCGCCGACTATACCGCATGGGTCGGCGCCGGTATGGCCGCGAAACTGGAATTCGGCGACGACGGTCTCGAACTCTGGCGGTTGACGCATAACGAGACCGTGACGCCAGACATTGAACACAGCAAGTGGCAGTCGTTCGCCGCCGAGCCGTCCCCCGGCTGCATGACCATCAACTCGATTATGTCGCGCGCCCACGCCGCCGGCTGGCGTGGCCAGGTGCGTAAGTCCTCCGCCGCCATGTTCAACGAGGTTGCACAGCTCGCCGCGGCGGCCGGCGCCTCGCTTCCTCCCGGTTCGCAAGCAATGCCGATGGTAGCGGGTCAGCAAGCCTTGACCGACATCGCCGCGCCGATCCTCGACGAGTTTCTGACCAGCACGCGCGACCTGCCGTCCCGGCCAGCGGATCCCGACTCCCCCACCCTGCCCGACGCCGCCTCTGGTCACGGCCTCTATCGCCCCTTGAAGGAAGCTGTCGCGCGCATCCTCGCCGCGGCCGAAAGCCCCAAGTCGTTCAAGGGCAGCCGCTACACCGACGCCCTTGCCTTGCTATCGCTGGTTCACCAGGACACGTTCGACTGTGTCTGCCGGCGCATTCGCACGCTCGGCTGCACCCTGCCCGACTCGCGCATCAAAACCACCGCGGCGGCGTATGCTGATCGGGTCGAGCGCGCGTTCGTCAAGCAAGACGACTGGATTTACGATGCCAAGGGGCAGATTGAAAACACGAACAGCGACAACGTCGCCGTCCTGCTCAATATCCTGAACATCTCGATCCGCTACAACGCGTGGCTGGAGCGAATGGAAATTCAGGGCGGCATTGATGACCTGCGCTTTCCGGACTGGACCTATGTCGACGACCTCATCATCGCCCGTCTGCGCACGCGCGCCAACCGGACCAAGACGCGATTCACGCCTGCGAAAGAGTTCTTTTGGGAGAGCTTAATATCGCTGGCCGTGGCGAATTCGGTTGACCCTGTGCTGGACCGCCTTACCGAACTCGAACGCGCTTGGGACCGCAAGCCGCGCCTCTCGACTTGGCTTTCCCACGCCTGCCACACCGAATGCGACCCGTATCACCAAGCTGTGTCGCGCAACATCCTGGGCGGCCTTGTGCGCAGGGCGCGCGAACCCGGCGCCAAGCACGATACGATGGCCGTATTCCACGGCCCGCAAGGCCCCGGCAAGTCGACAATGGCCGCGGTCATCGCCGACCTTGGTGTGACGCCCCTTGCCACCATTCTGTCCCGCTCCAGCCCTTGGTTCACCGACACTGTGTTGCTCGGCGCAGAATCGAAAGAGTTGGTCCTGGCGCTCGCCGGCAAGACCGTCGCCGAGATTGGCGAAATGGGCATGCGCGGCTCCGTCAACGCCAACGTCGTCAAGGCGATGGTCAGCCGCCAAGTCGACGAAGGGCGCACGGCTTACGCTCGCGCCGTCACGTCGCGCCCGCGGCGCAATATCTTCATCGGCACGGTGAACGGCGACGAGCCGTTGACGGACCCCACCGGCAACCGCCGGTTCCTGCCCGTCGCAGTTCACAGTGCGATCGACCTTGAATGGCTGTCCGCGAACATTGGCCAGATCGTCGGCGAGGCTGCCGCGCTCCACACCGCTGGCGTGTCGTTCGACCTGCCTGCGTCGGTTTGGGGCATTGCCGCCGAGCACCAGGAAGCGGCGCGCGGCGAGTCGGACATCGAGATCAAGTTCGCGGAATGGTTCAGTGGCGAGGGACTCGCGTTCGTCACCGCGTCGGACCTGGTCGATGCGTGCTCGTGGTCGAACCTGCGCACCAATACCCACGGCGTCTATATGAAGCGCCTAGGATTCCGGCCGATGACCGCGTATGTCGAGGGAAAGAAAAAGCGCGTTTGGTATCGCGGGCCGGATCTCGGCACGACCAAGGGCGCCGTGCGCTACATGGTGGGGCGGGATGCGAACGGCCGGACGCGCGTGGAGATCAGGGTGGCGGGGTAGGTTGTTGTGATGAAAACCTTGCGGGCTAGCCCGCTATCTCGGCCAAGGCTTTTTCACCGGCTTCGGTGATGACATAGCAGACGTGCGGTGGCATTGCCGTAATGCCGGCCTTGACGATCAGCCCACGGGCGGCAAGGCGCTCCGCTCGACCGGCAAATCCGTTCCACGGCCGCCACCCGCCATGCGTCGCTTTGATGTCGCGCAGCATTTCAATCTCGGCTTTCTCCGTCGCGTCGAGCATCTGGCCTATTCCTTCTCCGGTGTTAACTGCTGATGAACCGCCAACCCGCGCTTTGCCACGGCGACTGCCCCCGCAAGTGTGTCGGCATCCCATTCTTCGTCTGCCGGACCCATCGCCGCGATCTCGCCAAGGAATAAGCGCATCTTCTCATTCTCCGCAAGCACCTCCTTAGCCGCCTCAAGGAGCGGGGAGGTCTGCGGTGCGATGGCTGCGCTCTCCATGTGGATCGCGGCGCGGAGGCGTTCGGCGGGGGTCATGGGGCGGCCTTAAGCGTGCGGCGCGTGAAATACGCCTTCACATAGAATTGCCTGTCGCACGGCGTGATGGTCATGTCGCCGTTGTCATTATAGACGGCATCTGCAAACGGCTTCAGCGCCGCGCTAAGTTTCTCGTTCTCTGCCGTCAGGCGCTCGATACGGGCCAGCAACTCGTTTTCGCGAAAGGCTGCTTGGGTCAGTTCGTTCGGAAATTCTGCGGGCTTCATGTTCATTCTCTACCCATTAAGCGTGTGTTCAGGCGATGGGATCGCCGCGTTCGTTGCAAACCAAGACCAAGTACCACTGCCAGCCGAAGAAGCCGTCGCAGTACCTATAAAGTTCCCACCACGACATTTCTCAATTCCACTCTAGCTTCGTCGGCATATTTCGACCTCCGCGTTGCCGACACGACAAGCGTGTGGCTGCCGCCCCCGTTTCCGAGAGCGGCAGAAGATCACTCGTTCGGCTTGATCGTCTTCTCGCTGGCCAGCGCGCACATCGCATTGGCGGCATTACACGCAGCCTGAGAAAATCTCAGGGCATCCTCCGACTTGTCGGCTTTCGCCGCCTTGTCGATCATCTGCTTTACAGCTTCTGCGCTCATCGGGTTCTAGCTCCGAATGATGCTGCCACTTGCTTCCGGCGTGGCAGCGTAGGCCGGTACGTGGTTGTCACGCGCTGAACCAAGTACTCACGCCACCTCGTATGTGGGGCACTCGCCCAAGTTCATTGCCCGCACCTGCTGAGCGAGCATGTCAGCCGTCATCAGATTTACCCAGACCGGCTCGCCAGGCTCAGGACGCGGCTTCTTCGCCAGCGTCTTCGGGTGGCAGCAATCGACCCACCGCTTGTCGGGATTGTCGCCGTAGGTATTGTGCTTGCATGTGGTGCAGTCGGTCATCTCCGCCTCCTGTCTTAATGGCAGCTCAGCGACGACAAACTAGGCCAAGCAACCGGAGTCGATTGTAAATCGCTGTTCCAGTTCGCTTCTTGTTGTGCGACACGCAGGCCTCAAAGCCCCCGCGAGGAAACCACCAACGAAGGTTGTCGTCCTCGCGTTTGGTCCATTTTCTCGGTGCTACAAATTTGATGCCCATCTCGCTGGCCTTTCTGAATTGGTGCTCCTGGTCCGCAATCCCGTCTCTTCATTCCGCGCCGCGGCCCCGCTAGTGGCCGTCTCGTAGGGGAGTTTAGGCTTGCGCTTCCTCGGCATTTTTCACCTTGATCCCTTCGCGCTTTAGCGCCTCGTTGAAATCCTCGACCGACCCGCGATCATCGGAGTAGATCGCCTCGTCCACATGGCCGCCGGGATATTTCTTGGATTCGACCATGATGATCCTGTTCAGGGCCTCACTAAAGGTTCCGGCCTTCACGTAGTGCTCGTGTGCCATCGTGAAAAGCGCGAGAGCTTTCAGATATTCGTCGTGGCTAATCTCGACCTTGTATTCAGCCATGTCGTCCTCCTGTGCAGCATTAATCTAAGTTTAACCGCGCAGTCCGCCGTGCTTCTTGATGACCTCCGCGACAACATCGACCGGCACGTAGCCGTAGACGGTTTGAGTCGGGTCGGTATCGGAGTCACCATCGATGTAGGGCATGAGCAATTCCTCGCGCTCACTCGGGTAGCCAACTTCGACAGACGCATAGTGGCGCTCGAAGTCGCCGCGCGGTCGGCTGTACGCTCCCCAATGGCCCTGTACGCTCATCTCAAAGCCATCAGCGCAGACCATGTGTGGGAATATCTTGGCACCAAACCCCGCTTCGCCCGTGTAGCGGCGCTCAGGACCGCCGACGCAATAGTCCATCTCCCATGATGTGTCGTAGTCGGCCGGGTAGTGCTTATGGAAAAACTCGTTCACGATGTCCATCTCAGACCTCAGCGTTGTTCGTGGTTTAAGCGTTCGCTCACGCGGCTCGCGCGTTTACGAATTTGTTCGACAGGCCAAGCGCGTCGTCGATCACCTGCTTCAGCTCCGACCACTGTTCTGCTGTGATGCGGTATGTGACATCGATCTGCACCGCAGCCTCGCCATCGTCGCCTGGCGTGATGACGGCCTTAGCGGCGTATCCACTCCCGTCGCTATAGGGAGCGGCCCTGACCGTGATTTCGTAGTTGGCCTCGCTCATTTCCCGCTCCTTCGCGTTCGCAACCTGCTGAATTGGTGGCGGCCCCAGACCAATCCCAACCGCCCTCTGCATTTATCGTCCAGGTACGTGCAGTTCATGAGGCCGCACGCGGGATCATCGGTGTTCGCGTTCCCTAATCGCCGCTTCAATCATAGCAGTACCACATGGCCCACCAGGGCAACGCAATGAGTGCCATCCAAATCGGAAGTAGAATTAGTATTCCAAGGGTGCCGCAAAACATTGTCAGTCCCACCGATCAGTTAGCGCCACTCGTCCTTGGCGCGCCGACGCAGATGGTCAGCCATGTCCGCAAGGTTGTCCGTCATGCGGTCGTAAGCGCCATCCGCAGTCCGGTCGTAAGCCTCGGCCTCGGTCGCATTCGGATGCCGTTCGAGATACCGCTCGATCAGTTCCTCATGCGCGGCGATGAAAAGTTCTTTGCTCATTTCCCGCTCCTTCGCGTTCGCAGATTTGGTTCAGGTTGACGCCGTGCCGGTGATAGGATCATCGGTCACCCGGGCGCACGGGCAGGTCGGGTAGTCGCAAATTTCGAAAAGCCAGCCACAATCACAACGCGGCTCGTGGTCGGTCTTGTGGTCGGCCTTTTGCTCACTAGAGAGCACTTGCCGCTCCCAATCAGCCCGCTGGCACTTCGCTTCCATGGCGGCGATCTGCGATGGCGTCATGGGCCTATTCCTTCTCCACAAGCGGAAACGAGCGCCACAGCTTTTCGCTGATCGCAAACGGCGAACAGCCGGGGTGGCGAACCATGACGTGTCCTTTGCCGTGGGCGAGGTAGGTAAGCCGACGCGGGTTTGCCCTCGCGACCGGGCTGCCATCGTTGTGGCCCACGCGATCTGCCCTGAACCATTTCACGTCATCAGGTATTTTCTTGGCCACGGGCCTACTCCTTGTTCCTAATCGCAGCCTCGACGGCTTCCCGGTCCCGCACGTTCTTGCCGTCAAGCTTCTGTGTCGCGGGGTTGAAGTTGAGCCGGTCTATGTCGATCTCCGACCAGCCATCGGCGCGGAGTTCGTCGTCGGTGATGCCTTTCATTGGGCCGTCCCCGCCTGTTGCGACAGCTCCGTCAGTGCCGGCCCTACACGCGTGATGGTCGGGGCGTAGGGGTTCGTGGTCATTGGTCCGCAGCCTTTCGTTCCAGCTCGGCCAGCGCCAATTCGATTCCACGCTCGACGATGCGCGTGATGGTCGGCGCATACGGATCCGCGGCGCGATCGGTTGCGGCGTGAAGCCGGGTCATCTGTTCGTCCTCCAGTCGGACGGAAAAGTGTTTTTTGACGAGGGTCGACATGGCGATTACCGCGGCCCTTGCCACAAGACCGCTTGGTCCGCTCTGTGCCTTTCCGCGTCCTTCGCCCGCTGCTGCTCGATGTACGCATGTAAGATCAGGTCATCATCGCGATCGGGGTTGGCCGGGATGCTGGCGCGCGGCCCTTCGGCATCCTTACGCCAGAACACGTTTTCAAAACGGCGCAGCGATTCGCTCGCTTCGTCGTGGCCGATCGGACGTTTTGTCAGTAGATCGCTCATGGCTACGGCTCCATTTCAAGCACCGTACTACGGTTGACAATCCGCGTCAAGTGTATTATTGTGCACCATCGTCCACACCACCCAAAATGGAGGCTGCCTTGCCGCGGCGCGTCGCCGATTCACCCACCACGATTTATTGGCTCGTGGATACGTCCAACGGAGAGGCGTTCTACTGCGGCAAATCCGTTCACCCGGACGATCGGCTGCATTACCACGCATACACCGGGCGCCGCGGCGACAAGACGGCTACCGCCAAGCGCATCGCAGCCTGCCCCGATGGCGCGCTCAAGATGCACGTCATCCAGGTCGTGCCCGTGGGTGGCGACTGGCGCGAGCCCGCGCGGCGCTGGATACGCCAGCTCCGCATCATCAACCCGCACGGATGCACCAATCGAGCGGACGGCGGCTCCGGTGTTCCCGGCTACGTTTGGTCGGACGAAGCGCGCGACATGATGAGCTGGCGCCGACAAGGTAAGCCCATGTCCGAGGCGGCCAAGGCGCGACTGAGCGCGACCATGAAAGCGAAGTGGGCGAACGGCGAGTTCACTCACAAAAACCCAAATTTCGGTAAGAACCAAAAAGGCAAGGTGCTCTCCGAATCGCACATCAACAATCTGCGAATAGCCGCTCGCAAACGATGGAGCAATGCACCCAATGGTCCGGCGTACACTGCCCGCGCCGTGATGGCCGAGAAAATAGAAAATATGATGCGACAACTGGCGGGACGCTCGTTAGTCGGACTGAGTGCGAGGCGATTGGCGGAGTTACGGCAAGAGGCTTATTGGAAAGTCGTAGCCGACAAGAAAGCCGCTTGAGGCCGTCCGGTACACAGCCGTACACGCACCGGAACAGCCCGTTCATATTCAATTGTTCTAACGTGTTCCGTTGCGCTAGTAACTGTTGACAGTCAACGTACTGTAATTATTGTTCTATTCGCAATTTTCCGAGCACAACCGGAAGGTCTACATAGCGTAGAACAGCGCGCTATAAGCGTGTGTACAGACTTAAAGTCAACCCCCATATAGCGAATTTGGCGCGAATTACAATTTATGAACGGAACGGCCGCCTACATAGGCTACGGGGCGCACAGTACGCTGCGATTATACGTATACACTGCTATTATGAGTAGACAGGTAAGTAATATTGACCTATTTCTGTAGAACTCTTCAAACGGTCTGTGTATATGTTCTAACTGTTCCGAATCGGAAAAAGAACCGATGAAATGGGCATTTTTCGATATACACAGACTCAGCCGGTTGCCTGTGGCTCCTAGGTATACTCCCCGGTTGTGCGATTATCCGTTGACAATGCAGTTGACAGTGCGCCGCGTCGGTGTATGATGTGCCTATTGGAAACGGAGACGAGCGCCGCCGTGGTCAGCACAAAAGAGATTCAGGTTCTCGTGGATAGGATGCGCCGGGCTGGCGCGACCGTCGAAGTACGATACGACCGCGTGCCGGCCATAATGGAAGGTCGCGACATGATCGTGGAGAACGTCACCATCACCGACGCGAAGGGTATCGGCCCGCATCCGATGTCGCCGATCGCCGCTGCAGAACGCATGCGCGCGTGGCTCGTTGGACGGGAGGGCTGACGCCATGCCTCGCACCCACCTCGCCCTCACCCGCACCAACGGCCACCCCCTCGCCGGCACGCTGGCCCCGGACGCCGCCGCGGCATGGGACTGGATCGCCCGCACCATTGCCGCTCAATTCAACTGTCTCCCGGATGACGTGGACTACGACGAGCCGAACTTGGTGACGGTCAACGGCGAGGCCGTGGCCACTTGCCATATTTGCGTTGACAATACACGAAACTAGCGTATCATGCGGGCCAACGTAATAGGAGCGCCCATGTGGCCCCAACTCACATTCATTGTCATTAGCGTCGCCGGTGCGACTCTCACACTCGCCAAAAGCGACAAGGATTGGACCGATCGCGCCGGTACGTTCATCGCGCTTTTCATCACGCACGGCCTGCTCTGCGCCGGCGGCTTCTACAACGTGTTTCTGCACTGATGCTTAAGCCCGGCACCCGCGTCCGCTGGCTGTTCGGCATCGGCACCGTGCTCGCCGTCGAGGACGGTTGGGCGTGGATCCGGACTCAGTGGGGCGG